CTTTTCGCGCTGCCCAAAATGTACAAAATAACGCAGAATAGTTTGTTGAAAAAGCACGGCATTTTTTACTTGACTTTTTCCAGGTCCCATAGTAAATTAAATGCAGAAAAAAGTTTAACGCTTTTTTCTGCATTATTTTTTTATCTATTTCAGGGCTTGAAATGGGAGAAACGAGGTGACGAATGGTGAAGAAGCTGACGCTTGAGGACCGCAGAAAGATTGAACAGATGTGGAAGGACAACGCCTCCCCCTTAAAGATCGCCGCCGAGCTGGGTATCAGCCAGTGCACCGTGTACACGGAATTGAAGCGCGGGCAGGAGACCGACGAGCGGACCGGCGAGATGGTCCTGGACCATAACTTCCGCCCGGAGTACAAGGCCGAGCGGGGCGAAAAGACCTACCAAAGCAATCTGCGCAAGCGTGGCCGCCGTCCGAAGGCCGCGCCGAGCATGAAAGGAGCCTAAAGAAATGACCAACTTTGAAAAGATCACGCAGTCCCCGGAAGCGCTGGGCGAGTTTCTTTCTTCGCTCCCTATGCTGGAAGGACCGTGGGACGAGGAGTTCCAGAGAAATTATTGCGCTGGATGCGGGCGCGTGAATTGCGATGCCGGAAGGGGCTGCCCCTACAAGAAACAGCGGAACAGCCCGGCATGGTGGCTGAGATTGGAGGCGAAGACGGATGCGGGCCAGTAAAGCGGACAAGTTCTATATGGGTATGCTGCTGGCGATCATCTGCTTCTGCTTCGGCCTGCTCCGCATCATGGACGAGGCAGACGCCCGCCGGGCGGCGGAGCGGGAGACGCTGATCATCGTCGAGCCGCCGACCATTGTGGTCCCAGCCTCCCAGCCGGTTCAGACGGTTTACTTCGAGCCGGACCCGGAGCCGGAAGAACCGGCGGCGGAGGTGTTCACGTTCAGAGAGGACGTGCCCCTGAGTGCGGAACTGCAGGAAGTCTTGTGGGACGCCTGCCAGGAACACAAGGTCGAGTACGCGCTGGCCTTGGGCCTCATTGAAACGGAGAGCAGCTTCAACCCGGAGGCGGTGAGCTATGTCGGCTGCTACGGCCTGATGCAACTCAATCCCGACTACTTCCCCACCGACCTGTCACCGGCGGAAAACATTCAGTATGGCGTGGCCTTCATCGCTGAGAAGCTGGGCCAGTACGCCGGGAACGTCGGCGCGGCCCTGACGGCCTACAACGCCGGGCACGACACGGGGAACCGTGAGTACGCCGAGAAAGTCATGGCGGCGGCGGAAAGGTGGCGCAAGGAATGAACGGGAGTAAGCGATGAAGCGCACCGTGAAGGCGGACTACTCCCGCACGTGCGAGGGCTGCCGTTTCCTCATAACGGAGCCGTGGCTGAAAGATGTTCAATCCTTCCGCTGCGGCGCAGATGGACGATGCAAGGGGTATATCGTCGGTATCGAGCGGCTTTTGCCGTATATTCCGGCCTGGTGTCCTGAGCTAAAGGAGAATTAAAGGATGAAATATGCTGTGATCATTACTTATACCACCGGAGAGAAGACCGGCGCGACCGTGACGGCGAGCGGGTGCGCTGCCGCCTGGGACAAGGTTTTTGAAGTGTTCGATAAGGCCGATGTGCGCGGCGTGGAGCTGGCCGCGATCTTGACGCCGGAGAGGAGAAAGTGATGAACGTCGTTTCTTTCGGCGGCGGGACCAACAGCACCGCCATGATCATCGGAATGTACCTGCACAAAATCCCGATAGACCTGATCTTATTCGCCGACACCGGCGGAGAACAGCCGCACACGTATGAGTTCATCGAGACCTTCAACGGATGGCTGGAAAAGCATGGGCTTCCGCAGATCACCTCCGTGCAGTATCACGACAAGGACGGCAACCGCCTGACGCTGGAACAGGAGTGCATCAACAGCGGGACGCTGCCCTCCATCGCCTACGGCTTCAAGCGCTGCTCCCTCAAGCACAAGATCGGGACGCAGGAGAAGTTCTGCAACAACTATCAACCGTGCAAAGAGGTGTGGGCCAGCGGCCAGCGCGTCCAAAAATACATCGGCTACGATGCCGGGGAGACGCGGCGCATCCAACACGCCGCACCAATCGACGAAGCGGACAAAAAGTACGAAAAACATTATCCGCTCTATGAATGGGGATGGACACGCGAGGAGTGCGTGCGCGTGATCGAGCGGGCCGGGCTGCCGAAGCCGGGAAAAAGCTCGTGTTTCTTCTGCCCTTCCATGAAAAAGAAGGAGATACAAGCCTTGTGGGAGAATTACCCGGACCTGTTTCAGCGCGCAATCGCGCTTGAACACGGCTCGGCTGCAAGGAATGTAAACGTCAAAGGGCTGGGTCGCAACTGGTCCTGGGAGAGCTACTACAACGAGTTCATGGAGAACAAAGCGTTTGAAGACGCGCAGATCACCTTCGATGAATTATTCCCGGACAGTCCCGGCGGATGCCTCTGCGGCGCTCCATGCGGGTGCTACGACGGATAAGGAGGAGCGCATGGCGATCAAGAATTATACCTCCGGGGTGGATGTGTTCACCAGCCTGGGAGAGATACAGGGCGCGCTCGCCGGGCACGGAGCGCGTCAGATCATGGTGGAATACGACGAAAAGGGACGCCCGACGGGCGTGACCTTCTCCATTGATACGCCAACTGGGCGGCGGGGCTTCATGCTCCCGGCCAACATCGACGGCGTTTTGTTCGTATTCAAGCAGCAGAAGCTCAAGGACGACCGCGACCAGGCCGAGCGCACGGGCTGGCGCAACCTGCGGGACTGGGTGCTGGCACAAATGGCGATTATCGAGGCTGGGATGGCGAGCGTGGACGAGGTTTTCCTGCCGTATCTGACCGACGGACACGGGAACACGCTGTACACTCTGTATTCCAGCGGAACGCTGAGACTGGGGGATGGAACATGAAAAAGGATGTGCTTATCAGCATCAGGCCGCAGTGGTGCGCAAAAATTGCGAGCGGTGAGAAAACGATAGAGTTCCGCAAGAGCAGGCCGGAGCTGAAAAAACCATTCAAATGCTATATCTACTGCACGAAAGCAGATTACTACACTTGGGATTTGCGGGTCTCCAACGTAACGATACCGTTTGCAGAGAAGTGCTGCGGCAAGGTTATTGGAGAGTTTATCTGCTCCGACTTCGTGCTGTTTAACGGTGGTAAGAAATGGCCGGATTTTAGAGAGAACCGGGCACAAGCGGAAGCCGCCACGCCGGAAGTCCTCAAAAAGGCTTGCTTGACGGCAAAGGAGCTGTGGGCCTACGAGCCAAAAGGAAACCCTATCGGCTGGTGCATCTCCGACCTGGTAATCTACGACACGCCGCATGAGCTAAACAGCTTCCGCCGTGTGTGCCCGAAAGAACTGGACTGTGAAAGCTGCGCTATGCACAGCGAAAACACCGGGCACTGCGGGAACGAGGCGCTATACCTGCGCCGCGCCCCGCAGAGCTGGTGCTATGTGGAGGAAAAATAATGAAGCGACTGACAAAAAGATGCAACGGCGTTGTCACCTACATCGGCGCGTCGAACGAGTACGAGACCGGGCAGATCGCTTGCGAGGTCAGCCCGCAAGGCGTCCGTGAGCTGCTGGACCGCCTGGCTGCCTTCGAGGATACCAAAACGGAGCCGGAGGAGATCGCGGCGATGCGGCACACGCTGGACGAGTATCACAAGGTAGCCGACCCGTTGCTGCTGGCAAAGGCACAAGGGCGGCTGGCGATGCTGCTTGAAGGGAGCGAAACATGACCTACGAACGGGCTGCTGAGATTTTGGACCCGGAGCACCGGGAGACATACGAGAGCCTTGAGATCGTGAACGAGGCTTGCCGGATGGGCCGGGCGGCTCTGTTCCGGCGGATGCCGGAGCCGCCGCACCCGGACGGGGATGAAAGCATCCTGGCCTGCCCGACCTGCGGGAGCGGCGAATATCTCTACAACGAGGACGGGAACCGCTGCTGTTTCTGCGGCTGGTGCGGACAGGCCATCGACTGGAACGCGGAGACATTCAAGGCGGCAGGCCAGATGAAGCCCGTGCTGAAATATCCGGGGAGCAAATGGCGGCTGGCGGAATGGATTGTATCCCTCATGCCGCCGCACAAGAGCTATCTGGAACCGTTCTTCGGGAGCGGGGCAGTGTTCTTCAAAAAGCCGCCGAGCCGTATCGAGACCATCAACGACCTGGACGGCGAGATCATCAACCTGTTCCGCTGTATCCGGGAACAGCCGGAGGAGCTGATGCGGGCCGTGGCCTGCACGCCGTACAGCCGGGGCGAGTATGAACAGGCGTGGGACCATTTCAAGGCGGGAGGACAGGTCCGACCGGACGGCATCGAAGCCGCCCGGCTGACGCTGGTACGCTACTGGCAGGCCCACGGGAGCACCGTTGTTTACAAGGGCGGTTGGAAAAATGACCGTGCCGGGCGCGAGTACGCCTACGATGTGCGCTACTGGCGGCAGCTCCCGGAGCGTATCGCCGCCGTGGCGGAACGCCTGAAAGATGCGCAGATCGAGCAGTCCCCAGCGGTCGATGTGATCAGGCGCTTCCGTCACCCGGACGTGCTGATCTACGCGGACCCGCCTTATATGCTGCATACGCGCAAGGGGAAGCAATACATCGTGGAGATGGCGGAGGAGGCCCAGCACATCGAGCTTCTGGACGCATTGAAGGAGCATCCGGGGCCGGTCATTTTGTCCGGCTATGACAACGACCTGTACAACGAACACCTGCAGGGGTGGAAAAAGCTGCACCGGCGGGCGCAGGCGGAAGGCGGCGCGGTAAGAACGGAAACGGTGTGGCTGAATTACGTACCGGAAACGGGAGGAAAAGCGTATGAAACTGTGTGATAGGTGCCGGGTATCCGGCTGCCTGCTGACCTACGGCGGGAAAGCCTGCCGGGAGGCCAGAAAGCAGGAGTGCCAGGACGTGGTGTTCACCCGTGCGGACAAGATCAGGGAGATGGACGACGAGGAGCTGGCCGTAGTCATTATGTGCCCGCACGACGGGGACGAGGACAGCTGTAAGGGGTCGCCGGATGCACAGACGTGCATCAAGTGCTGTCTGGAATGGCTCCGGGAACCGGCGGAGGTGCTGTGATGGACGAGAAAGTGATCTATTCATGCGTGGACCAAGAGCACAACACCTGGAACTGCCGGGGATGCGGGTACATCGAGACCTTCGAGGCGGACGGGCCGGTGGAAAACGGCTGGAACTTCTGCCCCGGCTGCGGCCATGAGATCGAGGTGGAGGCGGTCAGCCCGTGTCCATTCGACAACGGGAACTGTATGTGCCAGTTTTGCGAGGCTCAGTGCAACAACGGTCTGAACTGCTCGGACTGCCGCTGCGAGGGAAAACCTGTGCACGACATCCACCTCTGCACGGGCTTCGTCGGAGACATCACACAGTACATTCGGAACTGGATGCGCCATCACGGCGGGAAGGCTGATGCCTGAGCGCGTGAGCGGCACATACCTATATAAACTAAAGGAGGACAAGCACATGAGCGAATTGACGCTGCGATTTGGGGAGGCCCGGCTGCACGTGGAGGGCGACGCCGATCTGGTGGCGCGCGAGCGGGCGGCGTTCCTGGAACACCTGGGCCGACTGGACCGCCAGAGCGAGAAGGCCGGTGAACTGCTGGCCGTGCTGCTCCGGGCCGGGCGCGCCCCCGAAAAGGCCGAGGAGCCTGTGAGCAAGAAGGCAGAGCCGGAGGAACCGGCGGAGGAAAAGAGTGCGACGCAGGACGACTTATGCAGGCTGCGGAGCATCCACGTCGGCTTCGTCAGCCCGTCCCAGTTGAAGCGGGCGAAGGCCGAGGGCAAGCTGGACCACCTGCTCGCCCAGCGCGACGAGATCGAGGTGCCGCTGGATACCGGCGGGACCGTCACCGTGGTCTGCTGCTACGTGTCGCCCACTTCGGCCCGCTTCGTCTTCAAAGACTGCTGGGACGAGGGCGTGATGAACGACGAGGCGACCAACAAGACCGGGTATTTCAAGAGCAAGGGCCGCAAGCACGTTTTGGAGGACATCTATCCGCACATCGCGGCGGAATGGCGGGAGATCATCGTACCCAGGACCTTCGTGGAGACCATCGAGGGCGAGCGGGTGGAGTATTCGGACCCGCTGTGGCTGCCTTCGGCGACGGACGTGTTCGGCACGCCGGACGGGGCCTGGTGGAACGACGGAGACGACGACTTCCAGCTCCCGGTTTTCACCCGTGAGCGCGACCGTGTGAAGGAGTGCGGCGACAAAGGAACGTATTTCTGGTGGCTCCGCTCCGTGAATGCGAGCTACACGGACGCCTTCTGCAATGTGAACACGGACGGGTCGGCGAGCAACAGCGACGCCTACACTTCGAATGGCTTCGCGCCGGGCTTTGACATCTGATCGGAAATCGAAAAAATCTCCGGTGCGTAAGCGCCGGAGAGCAAAGGAGACAGCCATGGTCACATTCGATATTTGCAAAGGCAATCCGGGCGCGCTGACGTTCGTGATGCTGGCCTATGAGTACAATCCGTATCGCGCCGAGGCAGCGTTCCGGCGTATGCAGAACAACGGCATCACCGGGGACAAGTTGTATATGCTCTGGAATGACTGCTGCGACCGTGATGTGGAGCAGGCATTGGTCAACATGGAGTGCATGAGCATGGAGGAGATCGTGTCCCACATCAACTACGAAGGCGGACGGGGCATCCCTATTCCGAAGAAAGAAAATCTGTGGTGGCTCCGCTCGCCGTATCCGAGCCAGATGGGCGGTGAGCAGATCGACGAGATCGTCCGCATCACAAGAAATCCATATCTGTTCTAAAAAAACATTCTCCCCCGGCGCTCGCTGTGGGAAGCGAAAACCGGGGGAGAAATCTTCAAGATTTTGCTGTGCGTGGGGTCATTTCCTACTACATATTGTACCACAATGCACGGATAAAGTCAAGCGCGCCCCCGCGACAGAGGGGGGGGGGGGGGCCGCCCCCACCCCCGGGGGGGGGGGGGGGGACGGGCTTGTAATGGGTATTATCCTTCTTGCGAAAAGCATCGAGGAAGGACCAGGAGACGATGCAAAGGGGTACACGGATGATAAACAGGTCTTTCATACGGGAAAAGGTCGTTCACTGTGGTAAGAACTTCCTTTCACCGGAAATCTATCCGTACAGCGGACAACAGCAGCAGGCGGTCGGACGGAAGCGTGGGAAGAAAGTCAACGTCTCTGCGCCGAAGCAGAAGAACCTCAATGACCGGAGAGCCAAGCGCTATTTCATTCAGCTCGCCAACAGCAATTTCGGCGTGGGTGATCTGGTGGTCCATCTGACCTACGCCCCGGAGTTTCTGCCGGAGAGTGAGGAGGAGGCCGCGAAGATCGTCGCCAAGTATCTGCGCCGGGTAGCATACCTGCGGAAGAAGCGGGGCCTTCCCCCTCTCAAGTATCTGCTTGTGACACAGATCGGACGGAAGAAGGATGGGACCCACCGCATCCACCATCACATTCTGATGAACGGCGGACTGGACCGCGACGAGGTGGAAAACCTGTGGTGGGAGACCAAGGGCACAAAGGAGCGGGAGCCGGTCATGTACGGATGGGCAAACGCTGACCGCCTGAGACCGAACGCAAAGGGCATCGCCAGCATGGCCGGGTACATGGTCCAGGACAGTGCCGGGAAAAAGCACTGGACGCAATCGCAAAATCTGGAAAAGCCGTGGCACCGGGCACCGAATGACCGGAAGTACACGCGCCGCCAGTTGGACAAGATCGCCAAGCTGCCGGAGGACAGCGAGGAGTTCGTGCGTTTTTGGGAAAAGCAGTATCGCGGCTGGGAGCTGGTGGAGTGCGAGAAGTCATTCAACGAGCAAACAGGATGGTATTTCTACCTGACCATGCGGCGAGCGCATATAAAACAGAACGGAGGGCTGAAATGACAGGAGAAGAACAGTTCAAAGAGCTTTACCGGCGGTATATCCACCGGGAGGGCGCGGAGGAGCTTTTGGAATGGATGGAGCGGGAGACGGATTTTTTCACCGCGCCAGCCAGCACAAAGCATCACCTGGCCTACCCCGGCGGACTGGTGGAGCACAGCGTCAACGTGTTCCGGGAGCTGCGGAAGGTCGTGATCGACAACGAGCCGACGATGGAGGCCGTCGCCATCTGTGCGCTGCTCCATGACCTGTGCAAGGCGAATACATACGTGCGGGAGCATCACGCGGGACCGGGCGAGGTCTATTCCTACGTGAAAAAGGACCGCTTCCCCATGGGACACGGGGAAAAGTCTGTCTACCTGATCGCGCGGTTTATGAAGCTGGAAGACGAGGAGGCCCTGGCTATCCGCTGGCACATGGGCGCGTGGGACGACGCCGTGCGCGGCGGGAGCCGTGGCCTGAACGAGGCAATGAAGCTGCACCGCATCGTGTACGAGCTGCACGCGGCGGATATGCGGGCCACGCATATCGTGGAGGCTGGTATGGCATGAAGGGACGACGCGGAGCGCTGGGCCAGTATCACGCCAGCATGAGCAACAACCGGGGCCATGACTTCGAGGAGGCCATCCGTCAGGCGTGCCTTCTGTACGCGAACCAGGGCCGGGCGAAGGTGGAGAAGACGCCGGAACCGTTCCGGGTGCTGGAAAAGCGGGAAGGCGGTATTTTCGTGGGCCGCTTCACCGCACACGCCCAGCCGGACTTTCAAGGCACGTTGGACGGCGGGCGCAGTATCATTTTCGAGGCGAAGTATACCACCACGGACGCCATGAAACGGGACGTGCTGACGGAGACACAGATGGAGACCTTGGAACGGCACCACCGCTGCGGCGCGCTGGCGGCGGTGTGCGTGGGCATCCGGGACCGCTTTTTCTTCGTACCGTGGCCGGTGTGGCGGGACATGAAGGAAGCCTTTGGGCACATGAGCGTTTCGGCGGCGGAGCTGGAAGACTTCCGCGTGCGCTTCACCGGGGCGGTCCTGTTCCTGGACTATGTACACAAGATCGGGGGCCGGTGGATAACCGGGGCCGACTGTGAAATCGAACGATGGAGAAGGAGTAAATAACATGAGCATTATGGAGATCATCTTTGCGAACTTCTGGACCTGGGCGGGCACGGTTGTCCTGGTGGCGACGCTGCTGGACGGCCTGGCGAACGTGATCGCGGCCATGCGCAAGCCGGAGCGCTCCGTGCGCCGGACCAGCTATTCCGACGGCACCAGCATCGTGCAGATCGACAACGCCACGGCGGCGGATGTGGACCGGGCCGTGCGCGCCATCAACGGAGCGGAAAGCGGGAGGACTGGCCGATGAAGCTGAAAAAGGTCGCGGCGCTGTGCAGCAGCGCAAATGCGTTCTGCCTGTTCGACCGTGTGGACGGCGACGGAGTTGTGACACAGTGGCTTGGGGACGGGTGCTGTGCCTTTCCCCTCCATGGCCTGCCGGTGCTGTCGGAACCGGAGCTTTACCGGATGTTCGACGTGTCGGAGAAGAAGCAAGACAAGATATATTTCAATCACAGTGCGCTGCCGGAGGGGCTGAACGTGGAGGACTGGTGCCGCTCTGAGGTCCGCGCGGAGGACATGGACGTGACGATCTCCTCCGGCGGGAAGGTGCTGATGCCGCTGCGCTTCCCCGGCGGGCTGCTGTTCATCCAGAGTAAATACCTTGGACCACTGGAAGACCAGATGGATTTTCTGGAACTCTACGTGCGCCGGTCGGACAGCGGCGGGCGCTATGTGGTGGCAAAGACGGGTATGCTGGTCGCGGGCGTGGTCTTCCCGGTGCAGGCCGTGAACGAGGGATTTTGCGACAAGCTGGAAGAACTGGCGTCAATGACGCGGCGGGAGTTGGACAAGCATCTGGCCGCGCCGCCGGTGACTGAGGAGGAAGACGAGGGCCAGGAAAACGTCTTCGGAGGCGGCGATGGGGAAACGTAAGCGGCCCATGCCGTCATTCTACGGGAAGAACATCGCCCAGCACGCCCAGCGGCGATTTTTGGCCCGATGGGAGGCGGAGCACCGGAAGAAAAGCGACCGTATCCTGATCGCGGATGAACTGGATAAAGCGCCGGACCGCACACAGGAGACCCGGCGGGAGGAATAAGCAACAGAAACGAGGCTGACAGATGCGCGAGAAAAATGTGAAAGAGATCGTCCGATATTACTACGAGATACCGGAGATGGTGCGCCTGCTCAAGACGGAGCAGCGGGAGCAGGAGAGCTTGTACGACACGTTGAAGGGCACCGGCGGCGACGGGATGCCCGGAGGCGGAGGCCCTGGGAAGCCGGTGGAGACCGCCGTGATACGGCTGGACGAGCGAGGCGTGTATGAGCGCCTGCAGGAGATACACGTGCGGCTACTGGTTTTGGAGGGCGACGCCGCTGCCGTGCGGGGCTGTTTGGATGGTCTTTCCGGTAAGTACAAAAGCATCCTTCAACTGCGGCACAAATGTCACCATAGCTGGGCGAATATCTCGGTACGCATGGGAGCGCCGGACAGCACCGTGCGGAGCTGGCACGACAAAGCTGTTTTGTGCCTGGGCGAAGCGCTGGACGAGGTGCCCATGGCGGAGGAGCTTTTGGAGCGTGCTTCACGCGCGCGTACATATTAAGCGCCGAAAAAATCGAGGGCTGGCGGGAGCTGCTTTTTCACCTGACTTTTGGTGAGGGCGGCGGCCCGGCGGCTGTGGGACGAGCTGTTTCAATTTCCTGTGTTTTTCTGTCAGTGAAATCGCGTGCGCAAAGACTGTTTCCGGCGGGAACGAATGGCCCGTGGGAAAACAATTTGCGAATGGCATAAAAAGCACCCCGGCGGGCTGTTGGTCGCAGCCTGTCGGGGTGGCGTTCGTTTTATGGGGTTTTTTGTGATCAAGACCGCCGATTTTGTGATCATGGGCGGCTTATTTGTTATCAGCGGGAGGGTCAAGCGTGAGCGGCTGGCCCTCGCGGGTCATGCGCTCAGTGCAGGATTGGAGCACATACGCCTGGATGCTCTGCCCGGTGGCCTTGGCGGCGGCGCGGATGGCATAGCCGACGGCCTTTTGTGGGCGAAGGCTGATGTAGTCGCATTTGGCGTTGTAGGCGTCATTGTTGCGGCGCTTGCTTTCACGTATGGGCACGGTCATTCCTCCTTTTCGTGGTAGTCCGTCAGGTCGATCATGTTGATCGTCGGCGGCGGGGGCGTGAGCTTGTAGAAATGGCCGTTTTCGTAGTGCTGGTCGGTCACGCCGTCGTACCAGCAAATATCCCCGTGGAGCGCCTGCGCGGCCTCCATGCGGGTTTGTGCCTGCTGATCGGTCAGGCCGTCGAATGTGAGGCGCTGGCCGTCGGCGAACTGGGCCACGAGACGGTAAGCGGGGAAAATGTCGGCGTTTTGGTCCATGGGAGCCTCCTTTGGATTTGGGTGCATTATAACACGCTTGCGTGTATAAGTCTATGGGTTATTTTGCGTTGGAGCGGGCTTTGATGGCATCGCGGGCCGCGATCAGCAAGGCTAACTCCTGTCGGTTTTCTGTGCGCTGATGGTTTTGGACATAGTGCTCGGCGGTTTTGCACAGGGCCGCAAGGTTCATGCCTGGGCGGTCCGCTGCTTCCCGCAAGCAGGCCGCCAGGTGAAGAATGTGCTTGCGCTCGATCTCCTGCACGGGTTCGATTTGATCGCCCGCGATATATGCGCGGGCCTGAGCATCGTTCAGTTTGACTTTCATAAGGTCCCCTTCTCCCCGTATGCCCGATAGGACAGGCGCATTTTGTTATCCGGCGTAGGTCAACTGTTCTTTCAGACGCTCGATCTCGTGCTGCCAGGCCGGGGCCATGGGGCTGTCGGGGAAACGATCAAGCGCTTCGTAAAGCTCGTCGAGGCGGGTGATGATGGCGTTCTCGCTGGGGATGTTCCATTCCATTTTGTGCTCCTTCTGCCCTCGTGACCTCCGGGGCGGGATTTGGTTTGTTATTCGGTAAGGCCCAGGGCGCGGCGGGCGGCGGCTTCGGCGTTGGGGGTAAGCTGGCGCTGCCATGCGCTGTAGCGGGGGGACCAGCGGAAGCCGTTTTGTTTCAGAGCGGCGCGGGTGTCCTCGTCGGGCTTTTCGTCAAAGAGGATTTGGAGCCGGTCCGCTTCCAGGTTGCGGACGATCTCACCGCCGGGGAACTTTGTACTGTCGGCGGGCTGTTCGGCCTGCTGGGCGCGCTTGTCCAGCTCGTCGAGGCGGGCCTGGACCCGCTTGATCTTGCCGCGAAGGCTGGTCAATTCGTAGTCAGGGACGGGAGACTTGACCCAGGGGCAGCGTTCCTTCGTGTCGGCAAAGCTGGCGGTGAGTTTGGCGGCGGCCTCGGCGGTCAGGCCGGGGAAGCCGTCGAAGGATTTGTGCTTGCGGTAGTAGGCGTTCAGGGCCTTGCTTTCGTCGAGTTTGTTTTGGAGCTTTTGGAGCTGGTCGGCGAGCATTTCGCGGGCGTGAGGGTCGGCCAGATCGACCGTGCCGGAGCCGACGGCCTCGATCTTGTTCAAGATGGCCTTGATCTCGTCGTACTCGTTCCAGAGGGTGCCTTCACGGGACATCTGCTTTTCGTGCTTGCGCATATTATAGCCGCTCGCGCCGGAAATGAACTGGCTGGGATAGCTGGCCTGGTTGCGGTTGTAGTCGTTGGTCCACTCGGCAAGGCGGCGGGCGTAGCGGTCCAGCAGCGCGTCGAGCTTGTCGTGGTAGAAGGGGCTGACGCGGGCCTTTTTTGCCTCCACCAGGGCGGCGGCCTTGTCCACGGCGCGCCGGTATTCCGCCGTGGCGCTGCCGGGCTTGTAGTCGCTCATGTGGACGCAGTAGTGAGCGTTGCGGGCCGTCTCCTCGTTGATCTCGTAGTAGCGGGCGGCGGGCGCGGGCGCTTCGGCGGTCTGCGGGCCGATCATGCTTGTTTGTTCGTACATTTTGTGTACCTCCGTTTTGTGTTTTGGGGTTTCGCTTATGGGGTCGGGTCGCTTTGTTGTCCGGTGCGGCCCGCGAAGGTGTCCGGCGGCGGGGTCAGATCGTGCCCCATGGGGCGGCGTTGTAGTCGGCGGTGTTGGAAACGAGGAAATGTGTGTAGACGCGGGAGAAGTCGATCAGGGCCAGGAGCAGAGGGTCTTTTCTGGTGGCGTCCTCGCTGGCCTGGTATATCTCGCAGTCGATCAGCTTGGCGAGCTTGTAGTGCCAGGGCAACAGCTTTTCGTGCTGGTCCTCGCGCTCCCGCTCCTGTACCAGCGGCGGAACGCTGGGCATCTCCGGCGGCGTGGTGTCGGCATCGGTTTTGTAGCGCCCGGCATAGGCGCGGCTGTTCAGGTCGTACAGGCGGCGGAAGATCAGGCCGGAGCAGTAGAAGCCGTAGCGGTCGCGGCAGTCGCTCAGGGCCTTGTAAAGGCTGTCGGGAGCGTCGAAGCCGAAGCGGTTGAAGCCGCTGTTGAGGATGTATTCCAGGGTGTTCGCGGTGGCGGCGTGGGCCTGGTCGGACATGATGAAGCAAGACATTTTGTGTACCTCCGTTTTGTGGTTTTGGTTAGTGGGTGGGGCACTGGAACAGGACGCAAAGATCAGCCTTGCGGGCGATCTCGTTGATGCGCTGGGCGGTCGTGCTGCCGAGGGAAAAGACGGCGATAAAATTCACGTGGCAGTCGTCCGGGGTGAAGATCGGCTTGCACTCGACGCCCAGGGCGCGAAGATGCGTTGTGATGTTGGCGGCCTCCGTGACCTCGTGCAGCGCGTCGGCGTAGCACTCGCGGTAAAGGTCCACGCCGTATTTGTCGCGGATGGCGTCGAGCTGGTCCACGTCGAAAAGCTCGGTGAACGGCTCGTATTTGTGCGGGGTGGACAGGTGCGCGTTGATGATCTCGTTTCTACAAGGCCAGTATCCGGCGGTTTTCATTTTGTGTTCCTCCTGTGTTTTGGTTTTGGTGTTACCCATGAGCGCCCGCCCCGGTGGGGGCGGCTGGACTTGCACCAGCGGCGGCGGGGTGCCGTCGGCCTTGCGGGTTTTGGGTCAGGCGACGCGGAAATAATAGGCGTTCTTCTTGCCGCTCCACTTGCCACCGGCGGCCTCGATCTCTTTTTCGTGGGGCTTTGTGTCTCCGGCGAGCCAGACCACCGGCGCGGCGGTCGTTGCGCCCTTGATGGTGGCGGTCAGGCCGCCCACCTCGGCCCAGCGGGCCGCGATGATCTCGGCGGCGGTTTTGGGTTCGGGCTTCTGCTCGGCGGGCTGTTCCGTCTTGGTTTCGTGCAGCTCGGCCAGCTTGGCTTTCAGCTCGTCGATCTCGTTGGCTGCCCGGTACAGATCGCCGCGCAGGGCGGCGGCTTCTTCCTGGGCCTGGGCCAGTTCGGCGCGGAGCTTGTCGGCCTCGCCGGTTTTGGTGTTGTCCTCGGCGGCCTCGGTGAAAAATGCCTTGATGGCGCGTGCCGCGTTCGGCTCGGCCCTGATGGGCATGACCACGGCGAACGGCTCGTCATTGACATAGGCGACGGCGGCGGAGATCGCGGACGTGGTGCGGAGCTGGGCGGCGGGGTGAAGCGCGTCAATGAACTTTGTGTCATAGATCGCGGCGAAATCGGCGTCGGCGTTGTAGTAGCAGGCGGCGGGGGCCTTCTTCGCCTGGACCGTGAATGGGGCGCGGGCCAGCGGCGCGGCGTCGGCGGTGTCGCGGACGGTATCGGCGAACAGTTTGACCAGATCGAGCTTGTGCGCCTCGTCCTCGTGCTTGCCGTCCTTGTCGAACGTCCACGCGCCCGGCTCGCAGCAGGTCAACGGCTGGACCGTGGCGGCGTACTCCGGCGCGTTCATGGTGCAGAGAAGAAAACCGTTGCAAATGTAGATCGTGCCGTCCTCGGAGACCTGGCACAAGATACGCTCGGAGCCTTTCAGGGCCTTCGCGGTGTTGGTGGTGTAGCGTCCGGTAAACTTTTTCATGGGGTGTTCCTCCTGTTGTGTTGTTTTGGGGTTTGCTGTATGGGGCTGGGTTGCTTTGTGCGGTGCAGCCCTGCTAAAGTGTCCGCTTGTGCTGGGTCAACGCTTGGACTTCTCGACCTGCAAGGCGTGGAAAAGATGGGCCTTCGTCATGTAGAAATGCGGGTCGGTTTCGGGGGCGTCCTTGCCGTCAGCCTCGGCGGCCTCGCGGGCGGCCTTGCCGGGCTTGTCGGTGTACTTCCAAAGCTGGCAGGTCAGCGCGGCGTGCTGGCCCTTCTTCACACTGTACCCCATGCGCTTCCACTCGGCGAAGGTGTGGAACGTGTCAGCGGCCAGCATGGCGGAGAAGATGTTCTCGGCGCTCTCGTCGCTGCCCTCGTCAACGGTGATCGTGACGGCGGCGCGGCGGGCGGCGATCTGCTCGGCGGTGTAGGTGGACTGTACCAGCTCGGCGAGCTGGGCGGGGGTGAAGGTGTTGCGGACGGTCTCGAAGATGATCTCGTTGTTAGTCATGGCGTTTTTCCTTTCCGGCCTGTTCGGCCTGTACACTGTTGCGTGTCGTTTTCTGCTGCAAGCATACACTGTTGCGTGTCGCTTTGTCAAGCACTTTTTTTCGGCGGCTGGGTGTTCCCCCTATGGGGGAAAATTTTTTCAGCGGCCCCGGCGGCGTTGCTTTTTCCGTGCGGGTGTGCTATGCTGTACCCGTGGCCGGGCGGCGGCGAACTCGCCGCCCGGCCCCGGGTGGCAAGCCGCGGG